GGCCTTCGCTTGCCGTTCCTGCAACCCGGTGGCCTGTTGTACAAATGCGACCACTTGGCTGTATTTAGCCCCTTCGGGTAGCTTGCCCCAATCGATCGACATAGCCTTTCGGCCCACTGACTTTTCTGGCGCCCCTACTTCAATCCATGCCATCCCCCGGTCGGCATGCTTTAGGTGGACTAACGGCTGCGTCTTGCTGGCAATAAAATCGCTCGCAGTGACGCCAGGACGCAATCCAGACCGCTTCCCGCGCTTGGTTACTTCCAGCTTATATGTGTACGTCCCTTGCTCATCCTGACCGCAAGGCGACAGCATTAAAACGGCTCTTGCCCAATTCGTCAGCTCGCTAGATCCAAATCCGCTATACGCCTTGTCGTGCCCTTGGTAACCGCTGCCATCCCGTGTTGGCTTTGGGGTATGGTGCATAAGCATCCAAGCAAATCCGCCAGATAGGGCTAGCGGGTTAAGCAAATTACGCAAAAAGCCTCCGGCAGTCTCTTGGCTGGATAAGTCGCCACCGATAAACGCCAGCAACGGATCTACCCAGGCTAGATCGGGTTTATGTTTTTCAGCTAGGCGTCGCATCCTATCGACGAATCGCTCACCCGTGGACGTGCAGTCACGCACGATCACAATGTTTTGCTTCACCCGATCCAATTCCTCTGCGGTCAAATCCAACGCCTTTAAAATGCCCTGCAACGCCTCTGCCACGTCGCCTTCGTCGTTCTCCGCCTGAACGATCAGCGACTTCAGCGGCTTGCCGTGTGGCGATATGCCAAACAGATCTCGCCCGGCCGCCCAGGTGATTGCGGCTTGTAAGCAGAGCACGCTCTTACCGAGGCCACTGCTGCCCACCCACAAGGCCGAACCACCACGGCAAATCCAACGCTTTCCTAACAGTTGCGTTATATCGGCATCCTCCTTGAAATTTACTAACTGCTCCCAGCTATACGGCTCAGGAATATCCCCGTAAATCGTGCGCTCCATCCACTCCATGTAAGTCAGCGTGGGTGCGCCACACTCGACTAACTCCTGCTGCAATCCTGTGGCCGTCCTCATCGCACCGGGCAACCGCGACAACCGCCCAGCGTCCTTGTTCGCTGGATCGGGCTTACTGTGCTCTAGGTGCTTGTAGATAAAGTCCACACGTTCAGCGAACTCCTTGGCATTGGCTGCCCGAATCTCCACCCAAGCGTGCAGGCTTCGTGATCCGCTCTTTATGATGGACGAAGTAGGCAGGCCGCTGCGCTTAATGATCGCCCATTGTTCAGCCATCGTACTTTCATCGAACTCAATTAGGCAGTGGCGATATTTGACGATCGACTCCGCTTTCCGATTCTTTCCGTTGTTAGCGTTAATCGACACATACACGCCTACTGCATCGCCTTGCCATTCCTTCAATCCGTCGGCCTTAAACAGCTCTAGCCATTCCTCACGGCTTCGCGTCTCTCCTGCACCGTCCGGCCGCTCGCGGTCACCATCTTTAATCGATCGGCAGATATTAATATAATCCCCCACGTCGAAACAAGTAGTCAGGAACTTATCTACCGGGCCACTCTCAACGCTGATGGGCATAGGCGGTACTGGCAGATCCTCTCTTACGATCGCCCCGTTCTGATAACCATACTTTGCTTTTGGTTTCCACGGTTCCCTGGCTGGCTTGCTGTAAGCGGATCTGACGGCACTCACTGCCTCGTTCTGCGACAGCCCTACCTTGTAAGCCCACTCCTCCGCGTTGGTCGTAGCGTCGAACTCCGTCAGCCCTTGGTCACGCCATTGGCACGCCAGCTTAAAGAGCTGCGTGTTGCGTTCGCCTTCAGCGGCTCCGTTCCGATGGATCGCCTCGATTGCGGGTGGGAGTGGTGCGATCATGATAAAAGCTCCATTTGATCTTTGAAACAGTTAGACCTTGTTTGGCCGCCCCTAGAATACTCATCCCAAGGCACAAATTTATAAAACCTACGAACGACCCAACGCTGGAATTTCTTTAACTCCTTGTTGTTATTATTGTAGACCATCGGATAAGGAAGCAGGCCGATCTGATTCATTTTTTCAAATCGGTAGAAAATGTCTTCCATAGTTTCTCCCGGCCAATAGCCGCATAGAAAATAAACCATAATGTGCTGCGGTTTTATTCCTGCGTCCAAAAGCAAACCAATCCCCCGCATGAATATCCCCTCATCTTTTCGATTATCCCAAGCAGTGTAGATCCTTTTGGTCTTAAATTGATCATCTCTATATTTAATCTTTGCAAGTTCCTTGGCCCCTTCCTTGTGAATTAAGCGGATGTTGATTCCCTGGTTAAATGAGACCTCAAATTTGTTTTCTAAGATTTCCTCTGTTTTTTGCTTCCAGTTTGGTTGTCCAAAGAAATCATTATCTAAAAGGATGATCTGCTTGGGGTAAGGTTCGCCCCTCCATATTCTGGCTATTGAGGAGTTATCCCTGATTTTTCCTTCTTTTGTTGGGACTACGCAAAACGAGCATTTTAATCTGCATCCCCTCTGACTAAATACGATTGAGTGCTTAAACGTCGGGTAAATTGAATAATCATATTCGTCAAATTCCTGACCTGTGATTTCCTCAATAGTTTGCGTTTTGCCAGATCCCGTTCCGCCGATAAGTGCGTTTGGAAAGTTTTGCAAAAACAATTCCCTTGCTGGCTGGCTCCAAGCAAAGATTGAGCTGCCGTAGACCTTGTCATAATCACCTTCCCAAAGTTCCTTTTGAATAGATTTACTGAAATAAACGTCATCACCTTGGCTTTTATGCCAAGCGGATAGTTTCATTAAGGCAAGATTGGGCAGCTTGCCGTCTAGGTGAGTAATTCTTACTTTCATTTGCTGTACTTCTTGCTTTCAACCAACCCTTCCAACGCTTTCTTAATCACGTACTCGATCACTGCCTCTTGATCTTTCTTTAACTGCTTCAGTCCAAATGCGTGCAACGCCTTGGCCGTCCTAGCGTCATAGGTTACGTCGACTAGAACCTGCTTTGGTGCAGGGCGTGATTTGCCAAAAGTAATTTTGCCTAGATCCTTCATTTGCGTTTTCTCCTCTTTTTGCGTGGCTTCACTTCCTTCCAAATTTCAAAGTCCTTGTCGCAATCGACGGACAACAACATCAGCCGCTGATACAACCACCCGCCCCAGCTCCACCGGGCGATCGTGTGGCTGGCTATGTCTCCTAAGTAATAAAACAGGATTGAAAGCAGTTTCATTTTTTGGCCTCCATCGCCTTGGCCTTATAGCCCTCGGCCTGCTTTAGCATTTCAGTGGCCATAAGAACGGCCAGATCCAGCCGAGTGCGCACTGCGTCGTACTGCTTCTTCAGCAAATTCTTCTTCGCACGTTCGAGCACGGCGAGATGCCAGGTTAAACGCTTTACGCTCATAAATTTTCGTACTTCTCCATAAAAGGTATGTCGTAAGCGCAATGATTTCTAAATTCAGGAATTTGCATCATAGTTTTATGCAAACTCTGCGCATCGACTTTGTCCCTAATAACGGCGTGATGAAAAGCAACCATCCAGAAAAGACCTGCACCCATTGCCTGCATTTTTTTTGGATCGGTTGGCCACACCATTGCAAAGCCATGTTTTTTTTCAAATGCGCTTAACAATCCATCGCCTGCTTCAAATAGGCACGAATGCTTTGTGCCGTAAGCATAGGCTAGACATATTTTCACCACTGCCCCATTCCCCAACGGTGGCGATTGGCACGGGCCTCTTTCACACAGTCGGCGTACTGCTCTGGCGTGTAGGTACCGATGACGCGGGCGGAGAACATGGATAGAAGATCGGCTAGGCTCACAGCACTGCCTTCGGTAGCGGCCCTGCCAGTTTGTAGTGGTACTTGCTAGCGTCGTATTCCAGCGGATAGCCAAAAAAGTCACGTAGCAGATCGATGTCCCGCTGGATGGTTTTATAACTGCATTCCAGTTTCACGCCTAACCTAGCGCAGCTGGGCAGCGTCAGATCCCGGCGCAGCATGCCAGCGATCACGCCTAGGCGGCGAAACGTCGGCCGTGTGTCGCCAAGGCCCGCAGCGCGATTGCGTTTAGATGCAAACGTGGCGGCTCTGGTGCTCACTTCATCACCTCCACCATCGCCACTTTCGGCAGACGCATTGCGTTGAACTGCTTTTCGCTGGCCGCAAACACGTCCACCACGGGCAACTTTCCACCGCTTGCCTTTTTGCTTTTTACGGCAGTGCCTGTATCCACGGCCACCCACTCCCGCTTTCCGCCCATCACGCGGATCTTGCTCCACAGCGGAATGATGTCGGGATCGACGGCGCAGTGACGGCCAGCCCGCAACCTGGTGCCAGTGCTCGATTGATAGCGACTGCTCCACTCGTCCTCGCCCGGCCAGTAGCCAGTGATGCGAACTTTGATTTTTTTCACGTCGATCTTTTTGGCGATCGGACGCAAATCGATAAGAGCGTTACTTAGTTTTGTGGTTGTGAATCCCAACAGGGCGATGAACGAAAGGAGTGTCCTCATAGGCCCGGCCTCATCCGATCGATCAAATCGTTCTCGCGTCCTTCAGCAGCTGCCAGCGCAGCCTTCGCCTCCGCCAGCTCACGGGCCAATGAACGCACCCGGTTAAGCAACTGCTCGTGGGTGGATTGTTCGGGTAGGATCTCAATCACAACTTCACCTCACGCGGGTCGTACTTTTTCAACCAACGCCACACCTTGCAGATGGACGTAAATGCCTCGAATGCCTGGGCAACTTGTTCGGCCGTATAGCGAATGTCCTGCAACTGGCCGGTGACTGGATCGATCAGAATGTTTCGGCAGGCCATTCCGTCGTCCGTGAAGGCGTACGCGTAGGCACTAAGCTGCAAAAGATCAGTTTCATAGCCAGATGCTTTTGAGATACCTTTTGCGTCCTTCTTAAATTTCCTCGTCTTAAAATCAATGACCTCCATCTCACCGTGGATCTGGGCGATCAAATCAACCCTTCCTGCGTAACCTTCAGCCTCATTGACTAGGACTGACTCACTGGCGTGAACTTTAGTCACGCAACACTCACGCCATTCTTTTAGCCCTGCATAATGCTCCTCGTAGCCTTTGACCAATTCACCCGGCTCTTGCCGATTGATTATCATTTCGGCCAAG